CAGGCCCAGACCTTCTCATGGCATCATGCAGTCGTGCAGGGCTACCATTGCGAGTACTGCGCTTGTGTTCTTTCCAGCGCTGTTCAATGCTTTGAGTGGTATAGCCAACGTAGCATTGGCCAGTTAGTATGTTAGTCACTCTGTAGATTGTAAACATGCTGATCCTCATTCATTGCGTGTCTGCTAGGCATACAGATAAGCATGAGGCGTGCCAAGTCAAGGCACGCAAAAATAAAGAAACAGGGTATGAGACACAGACACAAAGAACATCGACCGCAGGTCTCGCGTTGAATGTGGCGCGCAATCCACGCATGGAATGGACTGCGAGAGATTGATTATCCCTCGCATACCTAGGAGTGACGCGCGCTTAGGCCCATCCTGTGCCTTTAGTCCCTGCCCTGCCCTGCTTTCTCAATGGCCCCTGTGCCTCTGGCCTGAGCTGACGGCCTACGGGGAAGCTGGCCCGCCACGCTCTACGCTGAGTGTGAGACATTTTTATCCAGAATTTGGAGCGGGATACTGGATTCGAACCAGTGATACCTATTTGGTAGAAAGGTGTGTTGCCACTACACCAATCCCGCTTTGGTGGACCGAGAAGGAGTCGAACCCTCATCTCCTCGGTGCAAGCGAGGAATCCTCCCGTTGAACGACCGGCCCACTGTTCACGAATCATGAACACTCAGTTTTTTGCTACGCCCTGGTCCATGTGCTTGTGCTGCCAGTCTAGCCAAGCGTGCCCTAGCTCATGCGCCAAGATGTAGCGGCGTCGAGTGGCGGGCAGAGAGCTTCGAATCAGGATCGTCTTGGTGTCACTGTCCCACAGACCATCGCAGTCTTCACAGCTCATCATCTTGAATAGACTTGCTGGTGCGAGTTTAACCTTCACGACATATCCGAATGGGAGGCGGACTGTGTTTGGTATTCGCAGTGCCATCACTCACCCTCAAGCGTATTGAATGCCAGTTGTGGGTTGTTCTGCCGGACCATTTCTCGCGTCGAGTCGAGCACGCTGACTCTTGGCGAGCAGCGGGTTGTCCCTAGTGATTGTGGGATCGTTCTTCCTGTCTGCCATCTGAGCGTTGAACTTGGTATCAAACGCAAGTGTGTTAACAGCCGGTGGAGCCGGTGTGACCGCTGCTGGCATCTGTTGTGGTGTTCCGCCCATTGCCATGCACATAGTTATTTCCCTTTCGCTTTCCCAGACCAGCGCCTACCTTGGAGCTTGTTCCACAAACCGCCGACAAACCAACCGAGGCTCAAGCCAACTCCAATGCTCAAGAAGATGTCGATAAGTGCCACGTCGTCGGTACTCATGGCTCCTCCGGGCGAGTGTTTGCTGAGTTGAGAGATTCTCTGTGCCCATCAGGGTAGACCCATGTAGGCTCGGTGATACGCTGTGCCTTCCGGCGTGCTCTACCGTCACCCATTCGAATCCCGGCTGGTGCGCTTACGAGCCGCTTTGCTGGTGCGTTGCAGGACAGGCATGGGGTCATTGTGATGGCGGCGTTGACAAGTTGCTCATGCACAGCGAAACATCTCTCACATTGGAAATCATACGTAGGCATCACAGTTTCCCTCCTCGTTCAACTGGCGGTTTCTCCTCACTGTATGGTCGCGCGTTCAGATCTTCATAGAGCACGATGTCGGTACATACCCCTAGGCCCTTCTTGTCGATGTAGATGGCATCAGGCGAGCCGTCGAGGTCGGTATCCACGATCCAGAACACAGGGTTTTCCCTATGGTGTTCCGAACCACGGTCTGTCTGGCTTAGGGTCTCGATGTCGGTCTTCCCGTCGCCGTTGGTGTCGTAGTGCTCTACATACAAACCATTAAAGACCCATACGTTATCTTCAGCCGATTTGATGGCCTGTTCGTACTTAATGTTTCCCTTGCAGTTGACTATCGCATCTGAGTGTCCATGTGCCTCGCCAGTTTGGACGAAAAGGAGCTGGTTGAGGACTAGAACCCAGACCGGAGGCACAGCTATAAGAACCTTCCAAAGGCGCTTGAGAGCCTTCCTAGGCGAAGTCAGCATCACAGGTGTATCCTTTTGGGTTACTCTCTGGACGAGGACAACGAGTCCTCTGAGGGAGAGGAGAAGAGAACAGTATAAGAATAAGATATAAGAGAGCTTAGTTAGGTAGTCGATTAAGAAGGCATGCTAGATGCCTGTTAACAAACCAGTCCCAGAAAGAAGTCTTAAAAGCTATCTCATATGCTCAGACCAGATATTAGAAGAGGTCTTAATCCCTGTGTAGTCTTCTACAAACTTCTCTAGCTCTCTATCCAGATCTGATACTCTCTTAGCTTCCTGTTCTGTATCTGCATCTGCTGCTGCTTCCTCTTTAAAATAAGAACAAGCAATAGCTAAAGCATCTAATCTGTCATCATGAACAAGACAGCCCTTCTCTCTGGTTAGTCTTGTCATCTGGTAGATCAGGCTGTACTGATGCTGAATAGAAATCGGATAGTCTTGGATAGTCTTGAGGTCTGCTTCTATAACTCCCTTGTCCATCACGATTCTATGCGAGCCTATCAGAGGTTCGAGAGTGTCTAAGATTCGTTTCTCTTTCTGAATGCTGTGCTTCACTTCTTCAAGAGTGACTGGATAGTCGTCTCTCAGGAAGTAGGGATTCAAGAGTGCAGTGAACATGCCATCACCGAAGTTGGATTCGATCACGACATGCCGGACTGCAAATGCTTTGGCAATACTCACGAGCTTTCGCATGACGTGTTCGTCGTAACCGCCTTGAAGCCCACCACAGGCAAGCACATAGAAAAATCCGTTGAGCTGTGCCAGCACACAGTAGCTTGTCTCGTCCTTCCCTGTCCCGGCAGGGTCGATGCTCATGACGATCCCTGTGTAGGGTATCCACTTACCAACAAATTCTATTGGTCGGTAGTAGAAGTCGCCGTTCATAGCGACGTTGGCCAGATCGGTGAGTCGGCGTTCAGGGTCGTTGCACCATATCGGTTTCTCAGGCCCATTCACGAGGTCACAATCCATCACGATCAGCTTGTGAACCTTCAGCGGGTAGCGTTCGGCGTCGGCTAGGTTGGTCCGCAGTTGGAACTGCATCGCGTAGCCTGCGTCACCGTAGGAGAGTTTCCGTTCGGCAAGGTCTTCGTCCGTGAAACGCTTCGGATCTGTTGGTTGGCCGATGAGCGAGGCTTCGATCCTCAAGCGTTCCGCAATGACTGGAGCTAGGCGTGAGCCATATTCGTTGCACTCTTTTTCGTTCGGGTATCGGGAGGGCCAAATGCGAGCCACGTAGCCGCGTGTCTGCATCACGTTGTAGACGGATTGCTCACACTGCGGAGTGCCGAGCACGATCACGCGGGCATGAGGGATCGGCTTCAGGATGGCGTCCACTTCCTTGATTTGCTCTGCGAGCTTGGCACGCATCATCTGCGTCAAGCTGTTTGAAGGGATTTCAATGTCGTCCAGCACCACGATGTCGGCGCGAGAACCAGTGAGCTGAGATGTAACTCCAAGGGACTTCACCGAGGGAGCTTTGTCCGGCGCGGCTTCGGCTACGTCGAAGGCAATCTTCGAGTCTCTCTGTCCGGTTCGTGGTCGAAGGTGTGAGAGTCCTGGCATCTCGTTGATGAGTCGGAAACAGAATGTGGAGAATTCGTTCGCAGCGTCCTTCGAAGCCGACACCACCAAGATCCTGTATTGGGGGCACCAGTACAACATCCACAACACGAGGGCTACAGTCATCCATGATTTGCCAATTCCTCTGAACGCCTCAGTAATACATCGCTTAGGGGTTTTACTTGAGGCGAGCCACGCGGCTATGTCGTATTGAATCCACGTCGGCTCTGGTAAGTTGAGGAACGTCCAGACATCGGCGAGGAAGTGCCGGAAGTCCCGCCAGCGGTCGTCCATCGGTCGAGCTATTCTCACGTTCCCACCTCGACGGAATAAATTCCCAGAGCGTCGTTTCCCCAGATTTTCCACACCCGTTCGGTTGGACTGAATTGGAGTGTTTCGCCTGGGTTCAGATTCACTCTTGGTTGGCTTGTGGGGAGCTGTCGCGTCATACTTACGTAGTTACGTGAGTGTCTCTCTGCGTATTGGGCTGCAACCCATCCCCATCCGTTTGCCTCTGCGTCGTCGTGGCACAGGACGCACAGTTCGACCAGGTTGCGCCGCGTGTTTTTCC